CTGATCCTGTAACCAAGACTTATGTTGATGGTGAAGTTTCTGACCTTCAAGGACAAATAGATGCAGAGGAATCGGCTCGCGTTGCTGCCGATCAAGCCCTTGACGCTCGCCTTGATGTTCTAGAGGCTGATCCTGTTACAAAAACTTATGTTAACAATCAAGAGGCGCTTGATCTTCGTCTAGATGGCTCTCGCCCAATGACTGGCGGTTTGCAATCTAAAGACATTACGCCAGTTGCGAACGGCGTACACAAATTGGGTTCCTCATCTGCGTTGTTTCTCGAAGGGTATGTAAGCACACTTTTTGGAGCGACGATTAAACGCGGAACCGCTGGCAATTTGCTCTTGCAAACTGTTAGCTCCGGTCAAGACATTAAACTTCAGCCGAACACTGGCTATAACGTAGACGTTAGCAATTCTAAGATTAAAAACCTTGGATCTGCTTCTGTTGGAACCGATGCAGTAAACAAGAACGATCTCGATGCCGCCGTTGCCGCTGAAGCCGCCCTACGCGCCACAGCCGTATCCGCTGAACAATCCGCTCGCGTTGCTGCTGTATCGGCTGAACAATCCGCTCGTATTGCTGCCGACCAAGGACTTCAAAGCGATATTGACCAAGAAATCCTTGATCGCCAAAGCGCAATCTCGGGAGAACAATCTGCCCGTGAAGCTGGTGACGTTCAGGTTTTGGAAGATGCACAGGCATATTCGGATCAGAAAATAGTTGATCTGAAGGGCGGTGTTTCGTCTGCCTATGATACGCTGAAGAAAATTGAAGACAAAATCGAGTTCATTACCTCTAACGTAGACGGTGCAGCACTCGATTCCTTGACTGAGATTGTTTCCGCGTTTCAATCGGCGGATAGCACGATCAATGGTGCAATTTCGAGCCTTGCTGCTTCTGCCGCTGCTGATCTTGATGCAGAAGAAGCTGCTCGCATTGCTGCTGATTCGGCTCTCGATGCCCGTCTTGATATTCTTGAAGCTGATCCGGTCACGAAGTCTTATGTTGACGCGCAGATTCCAGATAATACAGATGGATTGGTAGAAGGTTCGAGCAATAAGTATTTTACTGAAGCTCGCGCCAAGACTGCTGCTGTAGTTAACTCGATGGGAGGCAGTCAGACCGATCAAGCGCCTTCTGTTGCTGCAATTAAAAGCTACATCTCGGGCCTGACTCATCCGTTTAAGGACAAAATCATTCTAAACAGTGGCCACATAAGTGCCGGATTTGTTGATTTGTCTTATCTCGCCATCGAAAACACAATGCAGGTTTTTGCAAATCGCCTTGCATTGCATGGAGATGAGGATTTCACGGTGAGTGTGGTGGGTGGAAAAACCAGAATCACGTTCGGCGGGGAAGTTGCTTCCGGTGGATCGTCTGCCCTAGAGGTTGGCGACATAATCAGAGTTAACTATTCCTATTAATAAATAGATAATTTGGGGAGGGGGAGAAATTCTCCTTCCCTTTTACTTGAAAGGTTTTCCAGTGCTTTTTAAGCCTAAAAAAGAAGAAGAAAAACCGGAATCAGTGGAACTGCTACCAGAAGTTTGATTCTTTATTAATGACATAGCCAAACGGCTGCTGGTGCGGGAACGCCTAGCTTTGGAGGAAATTTAAATGTCGAATCCTATGTACTTTCCGAACCTCAAAAAAGACGGTGACCGTCCTATTGCTACAGGAACAAAGGTAACCGTAGGCGGTGAAGACAAGGCGTGTTTAGATGTATTTATTCAAAACACCGCTCTTGCTCCTGTTCAAACTGGCCCTGTTCAATTCTTAAAGGATGGTGCGGCTGTAGAGGTTGAGGAAGACACGGCGGTTCCTGGCAATAGCATTCCGCTTCCTGTGAAACTCATGGGAACCACTGGCCCGATCAACATCACGGCTGGAGACATTAACGTACACCTCAGTGACGGTGGAACTGATCCAGACGTTGTTAGAATTGGCGATGGCACTGACCAGCTTGCAATCAATGCAGACGGTTCTATCAATACCGCACAAGTTGCTGGCGAGATTGATGCTAACAACACCACAGCCGTTATTCTTGGTATTAGTGGTGTGTTTACCGGAGGCTGGACAGACCTAACGAACTACAATGCTGTAGGTGTTGGGGTTTACTCCAATGTTCCTAGTGCTACCGATGGGTTAAAGATCGAGTATTCCTATGACGGTATCACGGTTCATCATACTCATACTTATAGTTATTCAGCGGTTCAAGGAATTGGATATAACTTTACTTCTGAGTTTCGTTATTTCAGGGTTAAGTACACCAACGGTGCCGTAGCCCAAACCTCGTTTAAGCTAATTTCTGTACTCAAAAAAACTGCACTGTTTCCTTCTAGCTACAGACTTTCTACAAGTTTTACAGACGAATCTCAGGTAATTCTCACCAAGTCAGTTATTACCGGAAAAACCACTGGAATGGGTGGTGGGTTTGTCGACGTTAAGGTTAATCCAAGTGGAGCATTGGCTGTTGAGGTTGGAGACTCCGCACTTCCTACTGGTGCCGCTACATTAGCCGAACAACAGACGCAAACCACAAAACTTACTAGCATTGATGGAAAAATTCCCTCTAACCTTACTGTTACAGCAACTCGCCTCTTGATTGATGGCTCTGGAGTAACTCAGCCTGTAAGTGGAACCGTTACTGTTCAACAGGGAACCGCCACAAACCTAAAAACACAGGCAGAAATTTATCAGAGTGGCGTTGCGGTTGGTCCGGCAGCTCCGCTTCAGGTGTCTCTGGCTAACACTGGAGCAAACGCTACGGCTGTTAAGGTTGATGGATCTGGAGTAACTCAACCAGTAAGCGGGAGTGTCTCTGTTTCTGCAATGCCAGCCACTTATTTAGAGGATGACGCTCATGCGTCTGCTGACAAGGGTATGTTTATCCTTGGCGTTCGTAATGATAACGGCGCAACTACGTTTACCTCTAATGATGGGGATTATTCTCCTATCGCTGTTACTAATACAGGCTCTGTACGATGTGCTGTAAACTTTACGGCTGCAAATGGAGCCGCTGCACTTCCATCTAACGAGGCGGTGATTGCCGGATGGGATGGAACGAACGTAAGAGCAGTTAAAACGGATAATACCGGACAGGTTTATGTAACTGGTTCTATTTCTGCCACAACTGGATACCTTAGTGTCGTTGACCTAATGGATACTCCTTTGTTAGATGCCTCTGCGTCTAACATACCTGCTAGTTCCTCTAATTCTTTGCAGGTAATTGCCTCAACAGCTGCGGCGGTTAAAAAAATTCAGGTTCTTGATACCACTGGCTTTTTCATCGGCGTATATTCTGGACCTGTAGCAACTCCGACTCTCCTTTTTGTAGTTGGGCCTGGATCTGACCAGACGATTGAGCATAGCATTCCGGCTGGTACACTAATTAGCATTCGTAGCATGACTACTAGTGCGATTACTTCAGGTAACTTCTCTATGAATTTGATGGGTTAATAAATGGCAGCAGTCATTTTTAGTGGAATTAAAGTTAAGTCTCTTAAAAAGATACTAAATCTGTTTGGTGGGGCTGAGATTCATTCTAGTTCAACAAACCCTACAAGTGTTGCGGTTAGTGCGCCTATTGGTTCTTTGTTGTTAAACGAGTCAACAGGCGCAATTTACAAGAAACTTGATTCTGGTCTTTCGACAAACTGGGCTGAGTTAGCTGTTGGTGCGGCTCAATTGACTATAGTTGGAACTAAAGCCGCACCTAAAAGCATTACGTCTGCCGGATTTAGCGTAGCTTTGGGAAATTTATCCTCGTCTACTGCGCCACTTCAAAAAATTTACATTCAAGGCTCTGGTGGTTCTGTTGATATTACCGCTAACCCACAGGTAGAGGCTGGTGCAGTTGACGGGCAACAAATTCAATTTGTTGGTTGTAGTGATGATAACTCTGTTTTATTTGAAGATGGTGACGGTTTATCATTAAATGGAAATGCGGAAATAACAGACGATAGAATTTTGACTGTTTCTTGGGATGGGATTAACTGGGTTGAAGTTAGCAGAAACTTTTGAGGTAATTATGAAAAACTCTTTATTCATTCTAATTTTTAGCCTAATAACTAACCAAGCCCTTGCTTTGCCGTTTGGTGCAAGAGAGTTACAGGCGGATTATCTAACTGGAATTAGAACGGTTCGGAATTTCATTCAAAACTACGGTGCAGAACAAAATGTCAACTATGTGACGGGTACGAACGTAACAGTTACAAGAAACACTACAGCTCCAATTGAAGGCATTGGAGACTTTAGTTTCACCATCGACTCTGCTACTGACGTAGTAACTTGGGCGTCTAATACGTTTGATAAGAAATTGTCTGGTCAAACGTGCGAGGCAAAGCTGCGATACACTGCCGATGCAAATGCTACTAATGTGAAGTTTCAAGTTTATCAGGGGGCCAGCCTTATTTCGAGTGTGGCGCTTAAAAACTCAACTACTCCCGTTCCGGCTTCGATCATCTTTCCTTGTGGTAACCTTTCAAGCGCAACGACTTTGAAAATTGCGGGTTCCGCCGCAACGTCCACTGTGATGAAAGTTGATTCTGTTTTTGTAGGCGAATCGGAACCTGTAAAAGTTGATTCTGCCGTGAAGTTGATCAATCAGAACGCGCATGGATTTACGGTTGGTCAGGTGCTTTACTATACAGGATCGACTTACGCGCTTGCGAATGCCAATGCAGACGCAACGGCAGATGTAGTTGGCGTGGTTTCTGAAGTTGTGGACGTTAACAACTTCTACCTAACGACTGTAGGCTTTGTTAGCGGCCTATCGGCATTAGTATCTGGTAGCACTTATTATCTTTCCGATACGGTAGCGGGTGCGCTAACGGCTACGGCACCGACCGCTGGCCCAAGCGTTAACAAGCCCATTCTTATCGCTGTGTCTACTGCTACCGGATATGTGATTCAGTCTCGCGGTTATGTAATTGGCCCCGCCTCTATTCCGCAGCTAGTAATGAGCGACTGGATTAGTTATACGCCAACAATTGGAGCAACAACAACGCCACCAACTTTGGGAACTGGCGCATCAATGCAAGCGGCATATCGAAGGATAGGGGATTCGATGCAGATTGCAATTACATACACACAAACGGGTGGTGGTTCAGTAGGAAGTGGAACCTATCTTTTTCCACTTCCTGGCTCTTTTACAATGGACACAAATAAAATATCCCTAAGCGCCGGAGTTCAATCAAAAGGCGGTGTTGGTATTGCATCTTGGTATGGGATTCGAGGGATTGCCGGATATGCGGTTGCATACAATTCCACAAATTTAGCCATCATTGCGGGAAGCAATTCAGATGCGACTAACTTTATGACTTCTTCAAACGGCGGTATCACAGGCGCTTTTCAATTAACCATCAATGCAATTGTTCCCATTGCTGGCTGGACAGCAACGAGCAGCGGGCAGGTATCGGCACCGAGGTCTGAGGTTACCGTTGACACTGGGAACGTATACGGATCAACGGCAACAATGATTCCAAGATTTAATAATATACGAAAAAATTTGGGTTCAGCAATTACCTATGCCGACAGCTCAACAAATGGAGCGTCTTTCACTATAAACGAGGATGGAGTTTATGCCATTTCTTATACAAATGGAGGCGGTGCGGGTGCTGGCATAGGCATTACTGTAAACGAAAATTTAGCTACCACTGGAACCACATCAATTACTATTTACTCAATTACTTATGCTCAAGGTTTTCGGGCAATGAATGAACAAAATACTGCGGGCCGAAGGTGTTTTGTTGGTTGGTCTGGATTTTTAAGTGCAGGGGATGTTGTAAGGCCGCATGATAACGGAAACAGCTTGTCTTCTACAGCAACAACCAATTTTTCCATCGTAAAAGTGAGCAACTAATGAAAAAGCTATTTCTTCTATTCGCATTTATCACTTCAACAGCTTTCGGAGCTACCTCCGCAATTCAAACGCCTGTAATTGGTCAAAGCATTTTGAACCTAACGGGCATTAACGAGCTAACGGGATACAATCCAGATTTTGAACTAGGGAATACTAGCTACTGGACAGCTTCAAGCGGTGATACGTTTACGACTGTGACGGGCGGGGCTAACCTGCTTTTTGGAACTACATCCGGAGCATACACCGCAAGCGCCTCTGGAAAATTCCTTGTGTCGCAATCTGCACCCGTACCGACTGGCCTTCAAGGCGGTGCCTGTTACCTAGGGCTTTATTACAAATATGCAGGAGCTACTGGAGACTATTCGGTAAGCGTCGATAACGCGACTGATACGCTCGCCTCTGCCGTTTCTCTTCCTACTGCTACCACGGCTCGTTATGTAGAGATTAACTACCCTTGCGGATCTACTAATAACCGTCTGAAAATCACATCAAACGTAGCAAGCCCATCAACCATTTACATCGACAATGCGTACATGGGATCGCCAAAGAACGTGGGAACCGTGGCTCAAGCGCAGCTAGTTGGTGGTGCTGTTGTAACTGGATGCTCTACTTACTGGCTTGGTACTTCGACTGCTGGCTATGCAACAATGGGAACGCAAACGGGGTGTTCCTATGCGACATTTGGGTTAGCTCAAGCTCCTGCAACTAACGTCCCAGGGATTAAATTCGCCTCCCTTCCTCCCGGCGAATATATGATTCAATATGAGGGCCGAGTAGGAGCTACGACAAGTGGGAAAACTTCTTGGTTTCAATTTACTGATGGGACTACCAATGCAAAAGAATCATCTGCATTTTTGAATGCAGGTTCTTCTGTTTACGCAGCAACACTTAATCAGTCGTTTAGTTATTCTGCTCCTCAGACAAACGTAACGTGGCAGGTTTATGCTAAGTCAGAAGCAGCAAGTTCTGGAGGATTGTTAGAAGGTACAAACACAACGCCCGGAACATTCAAACTCTGGTACTTCCCAAGCAGCACGCAGCAGGCGGTAAAGATCGACCAAACCCCTGCAAGCTGGAGTGGGTACCATGGAAACGCATCCGGCTCGCAGCTTTGGCAGGTCACATCTACGGGAACGCCGATCGACTTTCCTGGAAACGCCAGCATCACATTAACGCAAGTAACTAACCGAAATTTCGGCACCGTAACCTCCCAAGGCGGTGCAACGACTCAGCCAGGGCTTGTGCTAAGTTTTCCAAAAATCGGATACTATAATATCTGCGCCGTTGTAAATGCTTATGGAAATGCTTTAGGTGTTGTTACTAAATACCAACTGAGCGATGGAACAAATGCCTTTGCGTTTGGCTCGCAGGCAAATAACTACAATACTGCTGTTACGGTTTGCGGAGCGTATAACGCTACTGATACGAGCAGCAAAACTATCCGTCTGCAAGGGTCTACGCTACAAGCTGGAACTGCTTATATTCAAAGTTATGGAAGCGGAATCCCTGGCGTGATGTGGACTATCACAGCTCTCGATCAAGGGATGGCGGTTCCTGTATTGCAGGGAAGCGTTACTAGCAACACAAGCGGGCAGGAGAGAATTGAGCGGGCAACTATTGCAAACAATGGAACATGCAGCGTTAGCTCGCAATCTGGATCATGGATTAGTTCAGTTAGTCATCCCGCAACTGGTCAATGCACGTTAAATTTTGCAAGCGGAGCTTTCTCATCGGCGCCAACTTGTATAATTTCAACGGATGTGACTGGAACCGCGTATTTTGCTGCACTTAATACAGTGCCAACAATTTCCGGGGTAACTGGACGGACATTTAATAATGCTTTTTCGTCGGTAGATAATGCGTTCTACATAATCTGCCAAGGACCAAAAAACTAATGGACAAATAAATTAACTGGAGGTGCCTAATGGATTGGGCAAACCCTGAGTTACTTTTTGAGATAATAATTTCTGCCCTAGCCGTTGTGATTTGGCTCATTCGATTGGAGGGGAAGGTTCTTGGACTGTCTAAAGAATTGTCTCTTTCTAAAGAATTAAACGCAGAAACTCAAAAAGACGTAGATGCTCTAAGACTAAAGCAAGAGGCAATAGACGAACGACTAGCTATAGAATTAAAAGAAATAAATATAAAATTGGCTCAAATCGAAGGCTTTTTAATGAGGACCAAGCCCGATGGCCGCTGATTTAATCCAAGCCATGCAATATGACTTTAATCCATATTTCCAACACTATCCTTTTATGTCTCGTTATATGGACGGTGGGTTAGATGGAAATGCTATTTTATATGCCGGACATTATGGTCTTTTAACCGCAAAACTATTTGGTTCTTACGATAAAGCTAAAGAGCATTCTGCTGAGTTATATGCAAAATCTCACCTTAAAGAGCGTCCTGGCGTAATTACTCGCGGTCCACACAAGTGGAATGACCCACAAACCCATGATGATTATGTAGGATTAGCTACCCTTTCCTTCCTTGGGGGCGGTGCTGCGGCATGGGTTATTTACTCTCATGGAAAGTCTAATCATTGGTCTTTCTTTAGGGGCGGAAAGATTCAGGACTGGTTTAATGCTCAATTCTGGAGATTACCTGGATTAGTTCAACACTTAAAACTGTGCGCTAGTGAAAATCTCAATTTATTTGATAGATTATGGTGGGCAATAGGTGTTGCGGCTGATGCGTATTCAAAAGATGCATCTGGAAAGCTGTTAACTTGGCATTATGTATCTGTCTATGAAATGAGCGGGAAAAAGTATTTTCTATGTGATTGGGCTGTGCGAAAATGGAAGCGCAGTATAATTGAAGCCTACCCTGATTCTATGGGCGGCATTTTCCGAACCTATTACGAACAAACGCATCCATTTGTTAAATGGTCGCAAGGAGTAATCTAATGGAAACAGTTAAACCATGGTGGCAGTCTAAAATCATTTTGGTCAATCTTTTAATGGCTATTGCTGGTGTTATTGCAGTATTTAAGCCTGAAGTTGCCGCTGTGATTAAAGAGTATTCTGCTGAGTCCTCTGCTCTTTGGGCAATTCTTAACATTGTTCTTCGCTTAATTACTAAAGATAGGGTTTCGATTAGCTAATGAGCATTACCCTAATTCTCGAAGTTTTGGTCGCTTTACTAAAGTTTCCCGCTGAATTAGGGGCATTAGTTAAATTGCTTTCAAAGACTCCAGAAGAGAAGCGGCAAGAAATTGTATTGCAGGTTGATAAGTGGTTGGCTGATTCTGCCGCCTCTGACCGTCCGAAGTGGGAGGATCAGTGAAAAGAATTGGCTGGTTTTGCTTGGGAGCTGTGTTTTTTGTCTCCTGCGGGGTGGCGCAAATTAACTTTCCCTATCAGTTCTTTCATGCCAGCCCTATCGGCGTTTGGGAGTTTCCTGCTGGAAAACTACTCGGTGCAAGGCCAGGAACAGACAAAGAGCTGTTAGAATGCAAACCAACCGAGCGAGATGAGCAGGGCAGACTGATACAAAAATGCGTAGTTGTTTTATATCCAGAATTAAACAAGCTAATAGCTGACTATAAGCAGACTAAGCAAGCCTTGATAGATTGCCAGAAAGGTCAAATGGTGCAGAAATGATTATTAAGCCAAATATGTCGCTTCAGGTTCCCGAGGTTGGGGACGCTGACTATCCTAACTCTGTTTCTGCCTCATTTGATAATATAGACGCGCATGACCATACTGCTGGTGCTGGTGTACAAATTCCCTCTGGCGGGATTATTGATTTAGCTATTACCACTGGAAAGATTGCTAATGACGCAGTTACCACAGCTAAGATTTTAGACCTTAATGTAACTACTGGAAAACTAGCTGATAACGCAGTAACAAAACCTAAATTGGCAGCACTTGGTCAACAGTCTGCAAACCAAACAGGGTTGGGTTTTGCTACTCAAAGTGGCCTTTATGTAAATGTTCCTGGGTTATCTGTGACTATTACGACCACAGGAAGACCAGTTATGTTGGTTCTTGATAGTGCTAGTTTTCAAGGGGCATCTATTTCTTTTACTAATTATTCTGGTAATCAAAGTTTTGGTTATGGAGCATTTAGACGCGGTGTTGTTGAAGTTGGTGTTTTTCCAATAAATTGTACTATTACGTCTGCTGCTAGTTCTAGTTCTTCTTCAACTACAACTCCTGTAAGTCCACCAGCTCCAGCATATACAACCACAACAACAACTAGCACAACGGTTTCAAATACAGTTTATACGTTAATTCCAGCAAACTTTGTTGGAATAGATATTCAAGCGGCTGGAACATATACATATACATTTTCTTTGTTGTGCCAACAGCCACTTTCTGGACCTTTATCAACCATTAGTCTTGCATACGCTAGGCTTACTGCATTTGAACTTTAAAAAAAGGAATAAACAATGATGAACAAAATGAAAATGCGAATGATGGCTATGGGACAAAAAGGCAAAGAGATGCCCTTCTCTCCTGAAGCTATGATGAAACTTAAAGCCAAAAAAGAAGGCGCTGGAATGGATTCTATGCTTTCGCAAATTATGGGAAGCCATGGAAAAGAAGAAATGGGAGAACCAGAACAGGGAATGGAAGAAGAGTCTGGTGAAGTTGTGCAGGAAGACATTGGTGCGCTGTCTCCTGATGAAATTAAATTAGTGATGGCTTATAGGAAAAAGATGGGGAAAGTCGGGGCTTAAATGGACCTCTCTACATTACGGGCAAGCGCCAGGTCTAAGGCTGACGAACAGGCCACTGGCTTTATAGACAACACTGAACTGGATAGGTTTATTAACCAAGGTTATCGGTATGTCTATGGTTACCTAGTACAGCAATATCAGGACTTTTTTATAGTCAAGGGGACTACTGGAAACGGTGGACTCATTTCTGTTTTAGGTGGGCAGAATGAGTACAGCTTGCCTACTAATATGTATAAGTTGGTTCGGGTTGAGCGAAGAAACTTAAATGACTCAAACGAAAACAACTGGAGAAAGCTGCCGCGTCTTAATTTAGGGAACGACCAGATCAATGACTTTTATCCAATTCGTGAGGGAAGGGACCAGGGTTTTGGTTTTTATATCGCTGGCGACAAGATTTATCTGCGTCCTCTTCCTAGTGGTCCTTTTGACATTCGTTTATGGTTTATTCCACGAACTAACACACTAACACTAGCAACTGATGTGCCTGTGCTTCCAGAAGAGTACCATGAATTGGTGGCTGAATTTGCTGCTATTCAAATGCTAAGAAAAAGCGGTGAAGGAATTTACCGTGAATCTATTGAGCAGTTTCAATTAGAAATGAAAAGCATGGTTGATACGTCTATTCATCGTAACTTCGAGCCGGAACAGATGATTGTTTCTGACGACTCTGATTTTGATCGCTGGGTGTACTAATGTTTAGATGGAGAAGACTTAGCATCCCTAGATTTTACGGGTTAAATAAGAAAACTAACCCTTCTGATGTTAAAGATTCTCTGTCAATTGACTGTGAAAATACTTTTCAACGCTCTGACGGTGTTATTACCAAACGAACAGGCTTTAGGCTCATGTTTTCTAAGGATGAGGCTAGTGCCACTCGGATAGATGAAATTGGCGCGGCTTTTATTGGTGATACAAAGTATTACTTTAAGTTTTCTGGTGGAAAGTTTTGGTATTCGACCAACGAAACTGGTGCGGCAGTAGAACCTGCCATTACATTAAATTATTCGGCTGGAAAACAAATATGGTGGGTTGTTCTTAATGACCGCCTTTACTTTGTAGACGGTGTTAATAAGCTGCGTTTTTTCGATCCTGTAGCTAATGCCATTTTTAACGCTGATATTTATGCGCGTCCTACTGTTGCCTTAACTGGTGGTGGTGCCGGAACTGGTTATGATTACACTTACACAGTAGATAAAGCTGTTGGTAGTGCGTTTACTGGAGAGTCACCAGCTTGCGCTACAAACCTAGTTAATAAGGGATCTGCTGCAACAGTTACTATTGCAGGAAACACTGGTCCCCAGACTTTAGCAGCAGGTGATACTGTTCGGATTTATTCTAGAGCTACTACTGTGGCGAGTGGTTTTGTGCTTGTGGCCACTTATGTCTGGACTGGCGCAGATGTAATTGCAGGGACTAAAAACATTGCAACAGTGGCTATTACAGACGCTTTGCCGCAGCTTTATACAGAGCAGGGTGAGGCCATTAACCAAGCTGCTCCTGTTGGATTAACTGGAATTACCGAGCATTACGGTAGAATTATCGGCTGGAAAGACGAAAAGGTTTATGTAGCTAAAATTAGCAATCCTAACTCTTTCCCACCAGAGGACGCGGTAAATGAAGCATTCGTTTATACCTACGGCGAGGGGGATGGGGAACCAATTACCCGCTGTATCTCATATCTAGATTCTCTATATGTAATGAAGGCGACAAAGATTGCGGTTTTTGCTGGTGTTGGTCCTGATGACACTGGAAACAACGCCTTTGCCTTTAGAAGACTACAGACTAACGGAATTGGGTGTATTGCTCCAAAATCTGCACACGTTCAAGGCGATGAATCGAACAACACCAATTTGATTTTTCTATCTCGTGAAGGTTTCTATGCCACCACTGGCCAGAATCCTATTCGTATCGGGGAATTGATTGAAACAGAAATTATCGGACTATCGGATAGTATTCTCAGACTCAGCACTTCGTTTTATCATAAAAGGGACGGTTTCTATTGGTGCTTTGTTGGCACTGATACTTCTAAGAAGTGCTACATATTCGATTCTAAGAAAGACGAAGGAACGAGAGTAGGCTGGTTTAAATTAAGTGGGTTAAACGCTACCTGTGTAGCTTGGGACGATGAAAAGTATATTTTCGGAACCGCAGGGGGAATTTGCGGCTTTGAAAGAACGAATAATAATTCGTCTGATTATATTGATATACAGACTGAGTATGTGGCTCCTGCCGCTGTTAATACGGTTAATAACGTAATTACTGTTGCAAACGTCTACAGTAATGAACAGACTGTGTTGTTTCGCACCGCTGGAACTGCACCAAACCCGTTGGTTTCTGGAACCACTTATTATGTTATTCGGGTTTCTGATACAGAGATAATTTTAGCTACTTCAGCCGCTAACGCCGCTTTAGGTATTGGAATTGATCTAACAACCGCTGGTGTTGGTTCCTTTGTCTTGGCTACAAATAAAGCCATTTCTGCCTATTACACTACAAACTGGATTAAGTTTGGCGACTCCTCTTTGGTTAAGAAGGTTCTAAAGCCATCTATTCTTTTAAATGCTGGTGCAACGTCAATTAATCTAACCATGACTGTGGCCTATGACTGGGTTAACTCCTTTTCAGATGCGCACCAAATTACTGTGCAAAGCACAAATTTATGGGGTTCGGCCATTTGGGGTTCTTTCATTTGGGGGCAAGGTTCTATTGCTGTAACCAAAAATATAGCCATAGCTCGGCGTAAGTTTCGCTCTGTGCGGTATAAATTTGCCAATAATGAGATTAGTCAGGGTTTTGATCTTTTAGGAATAGAGCAGGAGTTTGACTTTATTCGGAACAGAGGAAACCTGTCATGAGATTAAGAGATTTTGGCAAAGATGCAGCTTTTGATTGGTTTCAGCAGATTCTTGAATGGTCTAGGAAAAAAATCACGTTTCAGGATAATGTGGACTGCATTTTTATCACGGCTACCATTAGCACCGCAGAAACCACTGTAGGTCATCAGCTAGGACGCATTCCACAATACATTTTAGAAGTAGCATCATGGCCTAATAGCGCAAAAGGTATTGAATTAACTAAAGCACCAACCAGTGAGAAAGTGTTTCTAAAACGCACCACGGCTGGTCAAACTACGTTATTATTGATGTGAGGTAAGAATGGCATTCTGGGAAGATTTAATAGCGTTTAATCCTATGACCGCCGGAC